CTATGGGCTGCGCTGTTCACTGTGGCTCTCGCTCAACGTGCGCCCATCGCCTATCGCGGCCCGGTTCAGATCACGGTCCAGTTCACAGACGCCCAAAACGTGGAAAGCCTTTGCGGCATGATAACCAACGGACGCCTTCACGGCGTCGAAGCCTGCGCCAATGAGCAGGTTATGATCTTGCCTGATCCTTGCACGTATCCGGGGCGGTATGCCGAAGTGGTGTGTCATGAGATCGGGCATTCACATGGCTGGCCTTCGTCTCACCCAAGGGGTTGACGAATAATGTTCAATCCCTTATGGATAAAGTTCCTTTTGGAGGTCCTAATGAAACTGTCTGCTCTCGTTCCTGGTTTTCTCCGTCGCACTGATCCATCATTGTCAGCGCCAATCCTTTCAGATTTTAATCTGAACATCAAGGCCAACCCATTCGACGCGATGGAGGCTCATCTTGCTGAACTTATCGCTATCGAAACTCAGGCCAGAGCCGCCCATGAGGCGGCTGTTCAGGCCTTGAATGAGCATGCTGCCAAGCTCAAGTTGACCCTTGAGACTCACCTCTCGAGCATCAACGCTCTATATACCAGAGTACCTCAGGTAAACACAGAGAAAACCTAATGAAGATCAACAAGCTTTTCGCGTTCTGCGCGTTCGCAGTAACGGCGCTTATCGCCGGCCCGGCTTTCGCCGCGGCGGTTCAATCGAACGAAGTCCAGATCATCCCACCTGAGTACTTCCAGGCCGGCTTCCTGGGCGCTGTCGCGTCAGCCGTGGCTGCCGCTGTCTGGGCGCTCGTTGAACGCTTCCTCGGCCCTCTGGCGCCGCTGGCGAAGATCGCCCGCGTCGATCAGCTGTTCGGCAAGTACATCCAAGGTGGCTTGGTTAAGCTAGCCGCGGAATATCCGCAACTAGCGACGAAAGGCTTGACAGTCAGCGTTGGTAACGCCTTTGTTGCCTCTATCGCTAATGACCTTCTCAAGGTCATTCCTGGCTGGATGCTTCGCTTTGTCGGCGGCAAAGATGCCGTCATCGATAAGGTCCGCAATCGGTTGCCGGAAGTCCTTCGCGATCTGAAGCTCCCGCCGATCCCGATTCCGGGTTAATCCAATGGGCGACATTTCCCGCTGCCGCGGTAAGGCCCAGGTAAAGAAGATGTCTACGGGCGGGTCTGTAAAGGCTCGCCCAAAGGCACGTAAGATGGCTGTCGGTGGCCAAGTCCAGGCTATGGCTCCTCAGATGCCTATGCCCCAAGTGCTGCCGGGTCAAGGTCCTGTGGCGAGCCCTAGCCCCATTGCCGGTCCTCCGGCTATGGCTCGCCCGATGAATCGCTTCTCAAAAGGCGGTAAGGTTAAGGGTGGCTGCTAATGGCCGACATCTCTCGTTACAAAGGCGGCGCTGCTCGTAATCAGCAGCGAGCCAAGCCTCGCCAAGCTCCAAGAACACTGAACCAAGTCGCGGCCCCTCGCTACGACGACACGGTGATCAGCGAGCGGCGAGCCACTGCACAAGAAGGTAATGATCGCACTCGTTACACGCCGGAACAAAACGCGAACGATGGCGAGGTCTTTGACCTCCGTACTGGCTCGTTCACAGAAGAAATCCCCATCAGAGCTCCAGAAGAGGGCCGCAGCCGCCTTACCGTTCCGCGTCCGCGCGCGAATGTTAGAGGTAATGAGGTCGAACTCGACGGGGACCGAGTCCGAGTAACTCGCCGCTTTGCGAAGGGTGGCCAGATCAGGACTCAGACTGGCGACTTCGTGGAGATGAATCCAAACGGTCCCAAGCGTCGTGTATCGGCCGCTGAGGTGAACGCACAGATTCGTGGCACGCAACCTCCTCCGCGCCGGACTAAGGGCCGCAGAGGCGGCTAATGACAACCAGCGGAACTACGGCCTTCGCGCCCGACATAGCAACTTTGATCGAGGAGGCCTTCGACCTAGCCGGGTATGAGGGCCGTTCTGGCTATGAGTATCGAACCGCTGCGCGTTCGATGAACTTCCTAATGGCTGAGTGGTCGAATATCGGCCTTAACCTTTGGGCCATTGATCAGGACAGTATTGCACTCGTTGCCGGTCAGCAACAGTACGACCTTCCTCTCGACACGGTTGATGTGATCGACCAGTGCATCCGGATCAGCGACACAGATTATCGCATAACCCGGGTTGGTGTTGGAACTTGGGCTTCGATCTCGAACAAGTCACAAGAGAACAATCGTCCTAATCAGGTTTACATAGAGCGGCTCATCGAGCCGGTTGTCAATGTTTGGCCCATTCCCGATAACGACAACTGCTCGCTGGTGTATTGGCGTCTGAGGCGTCTGGAAGACGCCGGCACGCCTGATAAGACGCCCGATGTCCCCTATCGTTTCCTTCCGGCGCTCTCTGCGGGGCTTGCCTGGAAACTCGCTATGAAGCGTCGTGAGATTGATTTCAATCGAGTGCAGATGCTCAAGGGCGCCTACGAAGAACAGCTTGGCATGGCCATGGCTGAAGATCGTGGTCGCGAGTCGTTTTTTATCTACCCGAGTAGGAAGTGACCCAATGGGACTCTACCTTAATGGGAAGAAAATCCCAGGCATTTGCGAGCGTTGCGGTCGCCGGGTAGCCCTGGCTAACCTAAACCCCGAAACGGAGCGCGGCCGCAGCAAAAACAATGCTGTGTGTTCCGAATGTTTTGACCCTGACCACCCCCAGAACTGGGTTGGCTCTCGAGCCGTGGCAGACAAGCAGAGCGTGCCAGATGCCCAACCAGAGCCAGATAGGCTGGCTGCAAACAGCCTTTTCGGCTTCGATCCAGTTGGGGCTCCAGGAAACGCTATTACCTTGAGCGGTGGAATTGTGGGGATTGCGTAATGTTCTTTGCTGTGATTGTGCTGATGATCTTGGGTATCGATGGCGTTCCGTATCCTACGGAACTGCATTCCGCTCCCCGTTATGAAACTCGCGCTGAGTGCATGGAGAAGGCGACTGAGGTTGTTCAGGAAGCTCTTCCCATGAACCAGTATGTCGCCGGCTACTCGGTCCAATGCGTTAGGCTGCCTCAAGTATGAATTACACTGAGCTAGTCATCGAGCTTCAAGACCCTTGTCAGTACGAAGAAGCTGATTTCGTTGCTGCTATCCCGAACTTCTTCCAGAGGGCGGAGGAGCGCATCCTTCGTGATGTCGATCTGCCGGCTTTCCGGCAGACTGATCAGACTAGCACACAAGCCAACAACAAGTTTCTCTCGACGCCAGAAGGATACCTTTACCCGCACTACCTGATGGTGAACGGCCGGATGCTCCTGAACAAGGAGGTCGATTGGGTCGCTGAGTGTTATCCGCCAGGGACCGCTGCCGCGGCTCCGATCTATTACGCCATCTGGGATGAAGACTCTCTCGTGATGGGGCCAACGCCAAACGCCATCTACGATGTTGAGCTTCGTTACACGAGGCTCCCTGAGAGTGTAGTGACTGCCTCTGAGACGTGGCTTAGCATCAACGCTCACAGAGCGTTGCTTTATGCTGCCTTAGTGGAAGCATCGATCTTTATGCGTCAGGATGACTCGGTTATCCTTGCTTATGAAAACAGCTATCAGGACGCGCTCAAAGGGCTGACCATCTTCGGTGAACTCCGCATGAAGAAGGACAGCTATAAAGAACGAGACGCGAGACCCGGCTCTAAGGGCGACTAATGCCCGATCAAAAAATAAGTCAGATGGAGAGAGATTGGGATAACGAACCCGGGGCGGGAGTGGACGTGTGGGCTCCAGCTGGCGACACTAGCGGAGCCTCCTGGACACCAGTGAGTGATACCAGCAACCCAAGCTGGAGCCAAGCGAGCGGCTCTTCTGGGGCGTCTTGGACGCCCGTTGATGGCGGCTCAAATACATGGACTGAAGAGGACGGATCATGAGCATTATTCAGGGACCATGCGATAGCTTCAAAAAGGAGCTCATGCAGGCCATCCATGATCTAGAGAGCGATACTATCAAGATCGCTCTGTACGGCTCCAGCGCCAGTCTGGGGCCGAATACGACCGCATACACAACGACTGGGGAGATTACCGGAACCGGCTATACGGCCGGTGGTAAGACCCTCACGAGCCCAGCCCTGACCATCAATCGCAGTGTGGCATACGCTGACTTTGCCGATGCTTCGTGGCCAGGGGCTTCCTTTGAGGCCTATGGAGCCTTAATTTACAACAGCAGCAAGTCCAATCGCGGTATCTGGGTGCTGAACTTCGGCCGCGCCATTCTATTCACCTCGGAGAAAAACACCGTTCGATTCCCGGTCGCCGGGTATGACACGGCGATCATCAGGGTGGGCTAATGGCCTCCACATACAGCGCTCGCCTTCGTCTCGAGCTTCAGACTAACGGCGAGAATACCACGACCTGGGGAACTCGGGCTAATGCCGTGTTCAGTCGGATTGACGACGCCATTGCTGGCGTCGCGTCTGTTGCTCTGGCGAGTGATGCCAACTACACCCTCACTTCGAACAACGGCTCTGAGGACGAAGCCCGTAAGGCTATCCTGGTAGTGACCTCGGTGTCTCTGACTGCGACGCGCGACATCATCATTCCGGCTGTCTCTAAGCTCTATCTGGTCAAGAACAGCACAACTGGCTCTCAGTCCATTCGGATCAAGACGAGCGGCGGAGCCGGCATCACCATCCCGAACGGCAAGACGATGTTCGTCTTCTGCGACGGCACAGACTGCTATGACGCTATCACCAATCTTCCTTCCGGCGCCACGGTAGGTAACGGAGCCGTCTACTCTGTAGGCGGCACTGACGTTGCTGTCGCTGACGGTGGCACTGGAGCTAGCACGGCTTCAGGAGCGCGTACAGCGCTCGGCCTCGAGATTGGCACGAACGTTCAAGCCTATAGCGCCAATCTGGCCACATGGGCTGGTGTGGCTCCTAGCGCTAACGGTCAGTCTTTGGTCGCAGCTGCTAACTACGCAGCCATGCGCGGTCTGCTCGATCTTGAGGCCGGGACCGACTTCCTCGCCTATAGCGCTTTCAGCGCGAATGGCATCTCGCTTGTTGGAGCCGCAAACTATGCGGCGATGCGCGCGTTGCTCGATCTCGAGGCTGGTACGGACTTCTATTCCAAGACAGCCGCGGATGCGGCGTTCCAGCCGCTCGCGGCCAAGCTGACGGCGTTTGCTGCCAACAGCGGCCTCACTGGCACCTTCACCATCTCAACCTCAGACCCATCAGGCGGAAGCGATGGCGATCTGTGGGGCAAGTACACGGCTTAACAGATGTCGCTTAGTGTCAAAGTAAGCGGCGCCTATAAGACTCTAACGCTTTACGTCAAGGTTGGCGGAAGCTGGAAAGAGCTTGCTCTGTCGAACAAGATCGCTGGAGCCTGGAAGGCTCTGACTACTGTCGGCGGTGGTGGAGGCGGAGTTGACCCCTGCACGATTCCTGACTCTCTAAGCGCGACTGGTTCGTCCCCGACTGTAACTGGACCGTCCAGAATTGTAACTGTTGCCCTTGGCAATACTGGACGAATTCAGGTCAAAAACATCTTTGTTTCTGACACTGGCAATCCGCAGATAAAGGTCGCTTCCGGATCATTTGCAACCGTTACAGAAAACCAAATTCTTACTTTTGTTTCTGGAGACGCCATCCAGGCTCGAGGTACTGTAATTTCGTCACTGAATTTCGTTTCGTTCGACCTGTATGACTACGATACAAGTACGTTGATCGATCACGTTACCCTTTATAGGGACTAATGGACGGTCAGCCAGTTCCCCTTAAGTTTAACCCGAGAGTGGTTAAGGACTCGACTCGCCGCGCGAGCGAGATGGATTACTTCGCCTGCGACAAGGTTCGCTTTGTTGGTGGGCTTCCTCAATCCATTGGTGGGTGGGAACGGCTTCTCGATGAAGCGATGCTTGGCACGCCGCGGTCTATATTCGCTTGGTCAACACTCGCCGGCATGGATTTGATTGGCGTTGGCACGCACTGGAAATACTATGTCTTCGACGGCGGAGCTCTCGAAGACATCACGCCAGTCAGAGACACAGAAGCTCTGGGAGCGAATCCTTTCGCGACCACTAACGGTCTCTCGACCGTTGTTGTGACTGATGTGTCTCACGGAGCAGCTGTCGATGATTTCATTATTGTAACTGGCGCAACTGGCTTTGCCAGTATAGCTGCTGGTGACTTCAATCAAGAACACCAGATCACTGAGGTCATCGATGCGGATTCCTATAAGATTGACGTTGGGGTTGTGGCATCTGCAACAACGACTGGAGGAGGTGCTGGCGTCTCAGTGGACTACCTCCTGGCAAGCGGACAGGATTCGGTTATTCTTGGTGCTGGCTGGGGCGCTGGTTCTTTTGGCCATTCTGGCGGTTGGGGATCGGCAGCGTCAAGCGTTATCGCTGGTTCGCAACTCCGTATCTGGGCGGAAGACAGCTGGGGCGAGGACCTCCTCATCAACCCGAGAGGCGAGGCGATCTATTTCCGTGACACCTCGGCCGGAGGTCGCGCTACAAACCTAACTTCCTACTCCGGCGCCAACGAGACGCCGGTTGTCGCAGATCAGATCATCGTCTCTCCGGAAGAGCGAACGGCGATTGCCTTTGGCTGCAATCCGCTCGGTGAAACCGTAGCGGACCCGTTGATGGTGCGCTGGTGTGATCGCGAAGACCTTGGTGAATGGGAGCCTACAGAGCTAACCACTGCCGGTGGTTTTAGACTGACGCTTGGCTCAAAGCACATGATCGCCAAGAAGATCAAGCAGGGTATTGCGACCTTCACTAATCAGGCCCTTTATCTCATCCAATTCCTTGGCGAGAGCGGTTACGCTCCTCGCCTCATCTCGGATAACACAACCATCCTCGGTCCTAGAGCGGCCAACACGCTCAATGGCGTGCTGTACTGGATGGCTCAGCGTGGGCTAGGTTCGTACAACGGCACGGTGCAGGCGCTTCCTGCTCCGCTGACGCAGTACATCTATGACAACCTCAATGAGACCCAAAGCTGGAAGTGCCATGTCGGAGTTGATCCGCTCTTCAATGAAGTGAAGTTCTTCTACTGCTCGAAGGACTCTGATGAGATCGATAGCCTAGTTGTCTACGATCCGGCTACGGGCCTCTTCTGGCCAGACACGCTGCCGCGTACTGCTTGGTTGGGAAGCGGCGTCTTCCAGCGCCCTCGAGCCGTCTCGGCCAGTGGCCACATCTATGAGCATGAGGTCGGCTTCAATGACGGCACGACTGACACGCCGGCCCCGCTGAACTCGTACATCGAGACTAACCTCTTCACGTTCGAGAATGGTAAGTACCAGTTCAGGCTGAGATGGGCCATACCAGACATTGACTTCATGAAATCCACCGCGGCGCAGCCGAAGGTGGTAATGTCGTTCCGCCTTCAGAACCGAGTAGGTTCAGACGATGATTTGGCTGAGATCGGGGAGATCGTCAGGACTATCTCTTTCCCGGTCCAGCAATTTACAGACAAGCTCGATATTGGCAAGCGGGCCAGATATATGGCCCTGCGTCTGGATTGCACTGAACTGGATACCGCTTGGAGGATGGGCGTTAATAGCCTTGATGTTAAAAGGGATGGCCAAAGATGACCCTACCAGTTAACCCGCCAGTATTCGCCCCGGCTCCTAAAGAGTATAGCCAAGAGTACATAGGCTCTTTGGTGGATGAGCTTGAAAACTTCTTCAAGAAGCTCAATACTATAGGTTCAGTCACCGCGAAGACTGTGCGAATCACAGATTTGCCCACATCTTCTGCCGGCCTGCCGAGTGGTACTCTATGGAATGACTCCGGTACGGTTAAGGTTGCGTGATGCCAATCAGAGATGGTCAATACCTCGAAGACAAGGTTGACCAAATGGCGGCTGACATTGCCTTTTTGAAAGGGCAATGGTCAGCCATTTCTCCTGCCGACCTAGTTAAGCTAGGCCAGCACGTCGCGGCTTCAGAGGCGCGTATTCTTAGTATCTCCGGTTTCCTGAGCCTTCTCATCGCCGGGTTTGTCTCGTTTTTTTTCAAAGGTGGTAGCCACAGCTAATGTTTTGGTTGATGCCTCTCATCAGCGGCCTCGGTACGTGGGCCGCGACTGGCGACTTCAAGAAAGGCCTGATGTCAGGCCTGCTTGGCGCTGGTATCGGCGGCATTGCCGGTGCGCTTGGTAACGCTGCCGGTGGCGCTGCTAGCGCCGTTAAAGGCGCGACTGACGCTGCTAGCGCCGTTAAAGGCGCGACTGACGCTGCTAGTGCAACCCAGGGAATTGGCGCCCTGGCCAAAGGCACGGCCGATGTGTCCAGTCTAGCTGGCAATGTTGGCAATCTGGCCCAAGCCGCTCAGACAGGCGTTAATGGCGTTCAGGCTGTTGGCCAAGCGGCCAACGCCGTAACTGGCTCTGGCCAAGCTCAGAACATGCTCCGGATGGGGGCAGACTTCCTCGCTCGCAAGCCTGTCACTTCAGGCTTGATGCTCTCGAGTCTAGTGAGCTCCGGCCTGATGGAAACGCCTAAAACTCCCGATAAGGAAACGCCAAAGCGCTTTGACGACGAAGCCCGCACGGTTGATCGTCACACGCTACCATTCACCGGAGGCCCGCCTCCAGGCCCGAGTACCTATGTTAGAGGGGAACCTCAGACGCCTGACAACCCGTATCGTTACGGTCAGTATGAAGGCGAGAAGATGTTCTTCGACAATCCAGGTCTAGAGCGTGGAACAAATGGTGAACTACCGCCCCTTCCAGATGGCGGCAACAACGATAACGGTGGTATCCCTGAGGACCTTCTGGGCATTCTTGGTATAAAAGATCGCTTCCCCCACGATCATCCACACGCCTTCTTTGGTGGCGGAAAGATCAGCGGTCCTGGCGATGGGCAGAGCGATCATATCCCGGCTCAAGGTCCCGGGTTCGATATTCGTCTGTCTGATGGCGAGTTCGTCATTCCGGCAGATGTTGTTTCTGCTCTTGGCGCTGGCTCTTCAGATGCCGGCGCTAAGCGCCTTGAGAGCGCAATGAGTAAGATCAGAACCATGTCCTATGGTTCTTCTAGGCAAGCCCGGAGGCCGGGGAGAGTCAGTCTTTGATAGTATCCATTATTCCATCTAATAAAATTTGCAATCATCTATCGCGCATCAAAGAGCTCCTCCAGAAGGTGGATTATTTGATGGCCCCGCTTGGGACGCACGCGGACCTGATTGCTGACTGTATCGCTGACACGGCACTACTATGGGGCGTCTTCGATCAAGACGCTTTGGATGAAGGTGAAGAGCCCCTAGTGGCGGTGTTGGTGACTTATCGAAAGAACTACTGGCGAGCCAGCGTGCTCGAGCTTGTAGCTCTTTCAGGCGACTTCGGTTCAATGAAACATTGGATCGGAACGCTCGATAAAGTCACGGCAGCTTATGCTGATCGAACGGGATGCTATTCTCGTCAAGTGATCGGCCGAGGACCGTGGCTTCGTTATCTAACTCGATATGGATTTAAACCATCAGAGCTTGTAACGCTGGAGTGTCCTGTTGCCTAAGAAGGGCGGAGACCAGGGAACACAACAAGTCCAGAACACGACGACGACTGTTCCGGAGGAGTTCTACCCCTACGTCCATGAGACGTTGGACCTCGCTCGTGGCGAGGCCTTCCGGCCGTATGAAGCATACGTTGGACCGCGCATTGCGCCGTTCAGCGATGATCGTCTACAAGCTTTTGATCAAACGCGCAACCTAGCAAATGTCGGACAAGATCAGTTCGATACAGGCGAAGGCCTTACAGGCCTTGCCGCGGTAGGCGCTGCGAACTCAGGCTACAACCCGAACGCCGTAGGTGCGGGTTATACGCCGACTAATTCGACGTGGGATAATGCTGCGGCTACGCAGTATATGAACCCGTACATGACGCAAGTCCTCGACGCCATGGAGGCTCGAGGCGCTAATCGCTACAACCAGGATCGAGCACGCCGCGATGCGGCTGCGATGAAGCAAGGGACCTTCGGCGGCTACAGAGGCGCCGTGAACGAGGGCGTTGCCTTTGGTCAGCACGACATGAACATGAACGATGCCGTGGCTCAGACTTTGATGTCTGGCTATGACAATGCGTTCAATAAGTTCAACACCGACCGTGGCTTCAATGAAGACTCTCGCCGGGCTGGTATGGATTACCAGTTCCAGGATGAGGCCAATCGTCTTCGTTCGGCCCAACAGGGCCTCGCCCAGTCCCAAGGGCTTGCCGGTATCGGTCAGCAGATGTTCGGTCAAGGCGTTACGCGCCGTGATGAGGAGCTTCGTGGTATCGGCGCTCTCAATGATGCTGCTTTGGCGCAAGAGCGTCTGACGCAAGCTTCTCTCGATCAGGGCTACAATGACTTCGTGAACCAACGCGATTACAATCGCAACAACATTACGTGGTTGAACAACATCATCCGCGGCAATGTCACCGGTTCGAACAGCAACGTGGTAAACACCACGGAGACGAACCCGTACACGAATATGCTGGGTCTGGGTGTCGGCGCTGTTGGTCTCGCCAACGCGCTGGGTGGCGGTAGTAATACCGGAATCACAAACGGGGGCCGCGGCTAATGCCCCCGTTTGGTCCCTTTGAGCACATTCAACAGATGGTCGGGAGCATGAGTGTTCCTGAGCTCACTCAGCTTGCGAGGAACCCGACAGGTAGCGATCCGAACATTCAGTTCGCTGCCGTGTCTGAGATTCAGCGTCGCAATGCGATGAGGGCTCCTCCGACCGCTCCTGGCGGTCCTCAGCCTTCTGTGATTGAGAAGATGGCTATGGAGGCGATGACGCCTCCCCCGACCGCTCCGACGCCGGGCGATCCCATTCGCTCCGGCCTGATGGCTATGGCTGCCCAGCAACAGCAAGGCCCTGGCGGTCCTGCTCCGCAAGGTATGTCAAAGGGTGGCCCCGTCCGTTACGATGTTGGCGGAGCCGTCCGCAGGTCCAGTGCCGCTTCCAGAAGCCTAGCGCCTCGTGCGACGATCACCCCAGAGAATGTTAGCAGCGGCTCGGCCGGCAGCATCATGAATAACATGCAGGGCATCATGGGTGCTCTCGGCCCGCATTTCGATACCACAGCCATGACTCCAGAGGAGGTCCAGAGCCTCATTGGCCAGTTCTATGGCAATGGTGATTACCTGAACGAAGACCCTCAGTTCAAGGACGAAGAGGTTGACGCGCGCCGTGACCGTAATCAGTCCTTGTGGCTCGCCCTAGCGCGCGCTGGCTTCGGTATGGCGCAAACTGGCAATATCGGTCAAGGCGCAATCATGGGCCTGGACGCGGCTAATAGCGCGATGAGTGACTATCGCGATGAGCGTCGCAGCACGCGAGACCGTCGCAGCCGCAACCGCCAAGCTCGTGGGGCTCGTGAAGATCGTATGGCAGGCCAGGGCCTTGAGGTCCTTCTGGCTGATCGCAATCGCGCTGAACAAGCGGATCAAAACCTTCTGTCTTCGGCAAGCGGTATTGCTTCTGCCGGCGCTCAGATCGACAGCGCGAACGCGCGTGATCGCAGCCAGTTTCGTGAAATCGCTGATGCGCTCTGGGAGGAAAACCAAGGGACGACAGTAAATGACCCGAATTATAGGTTCCTTGATGGTTCGGTGGGCCCGAACCGGCGACTGTATACACGCCAAGACGCTATGCATGACGCTCTGACCATGGTTGGCAGAGGATCGGGTGGTCGTTCTCCGGACGACCTGAACGAGCGCCTCCGTGCGGCTCTGTTCATGGCTGATCCGGTTAATGGCGCCACTCCGGCCCAACAAGCGCAAGCTCGTCAAATGGTTGAGGCCATCCTCAACGGCGAGATCGGTAACGTCAACACCAGCACCCAAGGTGGCGGTGGAGGAACTACCGCTCGAGGTAATGCGGCCCCATCTGAAGGCGGATACAATACGGGCAACGTCCGCAATCTAGATGCCTACAGAGAGCAACGCTTTGTTCCAGAACCGAACGTCCCTTACACCTATGACGAGCGAGGGCGGAGAGTCTCCAGCCCGAGGTAACTGAGCTATGCCGTGGATTTTTAATCTTCCGGGTGGCGTTGTTCGTCAATACCCCTCCCAGCAAGAGGACCCTGAGAACGGCCTGTCGTTCCAGGAAGCGGAAGCTCGCGTCAGGCGTGAGATCAATCCGCGGCTGGTTAACACTGAAGACCCGTCATCCGACCCAGGCTTTCGTGATCGTTCTCCATGGGCTCAGGATAGCCTTAGGAACGCCGCTGAAGCCCGCCAGTTCTTTCGGGATATGGGAGACCAGTTCTCTGGCGGCATCGCTGACATCGGCACTGCGGTCGGCCAGATAGTCAATATCTTTGACCCAACCGCTTCTAGCGCTCGTGAACGTGGTGATGTCCCCATCGGGGACAGAATGGCTAATGCATCTCGTGAGTGGGGGCAGGAGCAAATGGCTTCGCTCTCTCCGGAGATGCTGCATGATCAGAATGATCCGGATTGGTTGAGCCCGGGTAACGTCGCTGCGACCATGGGTCGAAGCGCGCCTAGTCTCATTCCGACTCTAGTCGGTGGGGCTCTGTCTGGTGGATCAATCACTGTCCCGGCCATTATCGAAGGCGCGATGGGTGGCGGTTCTGTGGCCGACACCATCGATGAAAGCATTCGAGATGTCGCGGCGTTCGACCCAGAGATGTTCATCAATTCACCTCTCGGTCAACAAGCGTTGGCCGAAACTGATGGCGACTATCCTCGCGCCGTTGAGCTTGCTGCTAACCGCGCTAAGGGTGCGGCTCCAGTGCTCGCCGGAGCGATTACAGCCCGCTTGTCTCGATTGGGTGAGGATATCTTCAGGGCTGGCCAAGGGCCAGCTCGCAGGACCGTGGCTAGCGTTGTAGCCCGTATTGCTCTTGGTGGCTTCAAAGAAGGTTTGGAAGAAACCTCGCAATCGACGCAAGAGCAAGTTGCTGGCAATCTGGCTATCGGCCAGATCGATGGCCGCAGCATGTGGGAGGGCGCTGATCAAGCAGCTATAATGGGTGGCATTGCTGGTGCCGGCATGGGCTCCACTATGGGTGGCGTGGATGTGCTGCTTAGCAACGCCAGAGGCGGTCGCGGTCGTCCCGCTCCGAGCGTTCCTCTGATTGATGGACCCGTCATGCCCCCTCCGGGACATCCTAACCGCGGCCCAGCTACCGGCAGATACGGAAACCCGCCAGGGTGGACGGCTCCTAACGTTGACAATGCCGAAGATGCCGATTATACCGAGCCCGGTGAAAACATCATCGAAGGCGGTCGCACTGACGAGCAACCTCAATCTCGTCCTCGCGGCTGGAAGAAAGGCACAGAGTCTTGGGCTGAGCCCGCTCCAGAATCAGAAGCTCAGGCTCAAGAAGAGGCTCAGTCTCCACAGGAGGCTGAGGAGCGCATTATGGAAGTCGCCTCACAGGGCGACCCCGAAGATGTGCTCGACTCTGACTTTGATGAGGAGTATGCTCAAAGTCTTAATGACCGCTTCCAAAGTTTGGGCATGGCCGCGCGCGAGATGCCGGCTGAGAACGATGTCGCTGAACGTCGCACCGAACCAGTGCCGATGTATCGTTACAATCGAGAAGATATTGAAGCATCCGATGAGGATGCTCTTGCTGTTTACCGCGGCGCTCAAATGGAAGAGCGTCCGATCAGCGAGACCGCAACCTTCCAGGCTTATAACAATCTCTCAGACAACCTCTTCGCTGATGAAGAGGGTGATCCTTCACAAGCCCATGGCTTCGGGTTGCGGGTGGTCGATAAGCTAAAGGATGGAACGGAACGTGTCTCGTATGTTGACATCGGCGCTCGGACAATGGAAGAGGCGGCAGCGCAAGCAACGTCTAGCGCTACTCAGGACTCTGGCGCTGAAGAGACTGTCGAAACTCCCAGTGAGCAACAAAATATTGCGGCTCCTCCAGAGCCGACACAGAGCAACGCCGATCTAGACGAGGCGCTGACCGAGGCGGCCCCTGAAACTGGGACGAACGTTGTCCCGACCGGTCGTGTTCAGAACCTCAAGCCGGCCGCTAACGAAGCCCTGAACAGCTATCGAACAAAAGGTGAACAAGGCCTCCAAGAATATCTTGGCGGTCTCAATGTGACCGCTACGCGGTCGCTCCTGCGAAACCTTGGTGGCCAGGGCGTTCGTGGCGATAGCATCGCACAGACGCGCGGTAAGATCGTCCAGCGCGTGCGTCAGATGGCGAAGTCTAACGATGCTAGGGGTCTGCCTGCACCAGAAGCGCCTCCGGCGCGTATGGAAGCAACGAAAGTTACTGACCCCGTACAGGAACAGGAAGTGGCTCCGCCTGTAGCCCCTGAGGCTACACCGCGTAGAGCGCATGAGCGTGAGACTCCGCTAGTCCTCTCTCAGGAAGAGCGAGCTCGTAGAGAAAAGAAACCTATACCTACAAAGGTATCAAAACCGCAAACTGATACGCCAGAGCGTATAAAGCCGGATAATACGGTAGAGCGTATAAGCCATCGCTCTCCCGCTCAGATCAAAGCCGCCCTCCGCGAGGTATCATCGCTGGAAGACGATGCTTATGACGCTGCTGTCGCTAAGCTGAAGATCACGCCCGAAGAGGCGGCAGCCGTTCGGGAGGCGATGAAGACTGACAACGGTCTGGATAATCTCCGGCCGGTATTCAACGACGCCCTCCGCGCCGGCAAGAACACCAAGAAGTCCAAGCAGACTGAAGAGGCTCCTAAAGCTGAGCCGAAGAAAAAAGCTGCACCCAAGGAGGAAAAAGAAAGTCCCGCTCGCGTCCGCAAGGAACGCGATGCTGGTGATCGGGCTATGGCTGAGTCTCTCTCTCGTGGCCAACCAAAGGATTACGATGTCGTTCGGCGCTCAGTCGAGCAATGGCTTGAAGTGGAGCGTGATCGCATCGGTGCTCGCTCCGATGCTTCTTGGTACAAGCAATGGCCTATTTCTCGTCAGGAAGCTTTGATCCAACGTACATGGAATGCCGTGAATGGCCACGGAGGAGCTATGGCTTCACGAGGTCCTGACGCGGGCAGTGGAGGCGCGGGGCAAGCTCTTGAGGGTGAAGTCATCCTTCCGAATAGGGCCGTAGCGCCAAGTCAGCAAGGCGGGTCAGTTCCCAGCGTTGTCGGCGCGCTAGAGCCGATGATCCCAGAGATGCGCGCAGCGCAGGCTGACATTCGCCGTGTGCTTGGCGACGAAGAATA